GCCTCGTATGGCTGGGTGCAGCTGGGCGGCAAGCCGGTTGTTAACCTCGCTGCGTCATGCCTCCCGGCGGTTCCGCTCTTTACGACGGCCACCGCTGGAACGCTTGACGACGCCACGGTGACTGGCGGTCTGGTTGAGGGCATCGTTGCCCTGACCACGGCCTCTGGTGCCACCGCGTTGACCTGCGTTGCGGGCTACCCGCACGTTGCAACGGGCGTTGTGGGCTTCTAATGAAGCCTCTGGAGATCACGGTACAGGCGGCAGGTACGGCAGAGGAGCTTTGCTCCAACATCCGGTCTGCGCTGTCCCGTGGTCTGCCAGAACTGACCCTCGCTCCCATCAAGCACGATGGTCACATCGTATTGGTGGCGAGCGGGTGGTCTATGCCCGACTACATTGACGAGATTAAGGCGCACCGCCGAGCCGGTCGCCCCATTGTGGCTGTAAAGGCCGCACACGACTTTCTAGTGGAAAACGGCGTTAACCCCGATATGTGGGTCAACCTTGACCCGCGTGACCGCACAAACGGTATACAGCGGCTTAACGACTACACGGTGTATATGCCAGCCTCGCGCTGCCCACCGTCCACGTTTGATTACCTCAAGGGCCGCAAGGTGTTGCTGTGGCACTCATGGGCAGAAGGCCCAGAGATGGACGCCATCGGCCCCGGCAAACTGGCTGTAGGCGGCGGCACAACCTCCGGCTTGCGAGCGGTCAACATCGGTTACCTTCTCGGGTTCCGCAAGTTCACGATGTACGGCTATGACTCCTGCAACCGCGCTGATGGCGTTAAACGGTTCACGGGCGATGTTACCGGCCCTGCCATTGATGTGTTTGTCGGCGGCCCGTCGGGCAAGAAGTTCAGCTGCAACATGGCAATGGCCCAGCAAGCAAACGAATTCCAGAAGCTCTTTGATGTGATGGGCGATCTGCAAGTGGAGGTAAAAGGCCCGGGACTGATTGCCGAAATCATGCGCGTGCGCGATCAGCGCAAGGCCGCGTAATGGCAATCCCAAGCAGAGTTCTTGGATCGGGCGTTAACAGCCTGTCCACCGTATCTATTTGCGGCGACGGTAATGCCTCGGTGACGGCAGCCGGTACGTCAGCAGGGAGCGCCACGCAACTGACGTTTGTATACAACAACGTCACGACCGTAGGATCAGGCGCTGGCGTAAAGTTGCCCCCGACCGAAATGGGCGAGTTGATATGGGTGACAAACTCGGGCGCAAACGCGTTGACGGTGTACCCCTATGAGGCAACTTCCACAATCAACGCCACGACATCAGCAGTAATTAACAAAGTATGCGGCGCGGCATTTTTTGCTGTCAGCAATAGCGCATGGGAAGAACTGCAAGGGTTTAATGGCGAAGTGCCGATCCTGCACTACGGTGCGTTTTCGGACACCACGTTACAAGCTGTGACCTCTGTTGGCGAAGCAATAGCAATGACGTTCAACACGACTGACGCGGCAAACGGTATCAGCATTGGCTCGCCCACCTCGCGCATCGTTGTGGACAATCAAGGCGTCTACAACGTCCAATTTTCAGCGCAATTGGATAAAACCTCTGGCGCAGCGGCAGTTGTTCACATTTGGCTGCGCAAAAACGGCACCAACGTGCCAAACACGGCGAGCCGCGTTGTTATCCAAGGCACCGCAGCAGAGTTAGTGGCGGCGTGGAATTTTATCATTCAACTAGAACCCACCAATTATGTAGAATTGATGTGGGAAAGTGATGACGCAGACGTAGTTTTACTCGCGGCAAGCGCCACAAGCGTTTATCCCGCAATTCCCTCGGTTATCTGCACCGTAACACAGGTCAACAACCTGTAATCCCCACAGGAGAAACGGACAATGTTAGACAGCGATGTAAACAACGCCGACGCCCAGCTGCATGTTGAGTTCTACACCCGAGAAGATGGCCCACGGAAAGGCAAAGCCTACGTGCGCATCATGGCCCCGGGTGACAAAACCAACATCATTGAGCAACCGGCGCGGGACGACCACAAGCAGCGGTTTCCTCGGCAATGGCTGTATTTTCAAATGCAGCAGAATGAGGACGCCGCGCAGCAGATCGGCACCCCGCTGTCGCAATGGCACCGTGACTACCCCGAGGAAATTAACAAGGATCAGATTGCGGAATTGAACATCCTCAAGTTTGTAACGGTAGAGCAGTTGGCGCTGGCCTCTGATGGGCAGTTGCAGCGCGTCGGCATGGGCGCGGTTGGCCTACGTGAAAAGGCCCGCCAGTACCTTAACCGCAAGAACCGCACCGAATCCAACGCCGAATTGGCCGATACTAAGCGCCAGTTGGCCGCGTTGCAGGCACAGCTTGCAGAATTGACCGCAGATGCCCCCAAGCGTCGGGGACGACCTCCAAAATTAACGGAGTTGTAGTATGGGCAGCACGATGATTCAGCTCATTCAGCAATGTACGAATGAGCTAGGCATACCGACCCCCAGCACGGTTTCGGGTAACACTAGTCAGGAAACCGTGCAGTTGTTGGCGCTGATGAACGCCGTCGGGTACGAAATGCTGCGTCGTGCTGATTGGCGAGAGCTGACAAAACAACACACGTTTTACACCGAGGCAACGTCCACAACCGGAACGTGGACGACGAACAGCTACACGATCACCGGTATCCCCTCCACCGCTGGGCTGTCTACGTCGTATCAGGTGCAGGGCGTTGGCATCCCGAACGCTACTTACGTGACGGGCGTAACCAGCGCCAACTCGGTGACGATCAACTACGCCCCGACTGAGGCGCAGATCGGCGGCCAGCTGATATTCCAGAAGGTCAAGTACGACCTGCCATCGGATTACAACAGCACGGTCAACCGCACGCATTGGGACAAGAGCAAGCGGTGGGAAATGCTCGGCCCCGAATCAGCGCAGCAATGGGAATGGCTGCTCTCAGGCTACATCAGCACCGGCCCGCGCATCCGGTGGCGTCTGCTCGGCAAATACTTCCAGATTTGGCCGGGAATGAACGCCGATGAATTGCTGGGGTTTGAGTACCGCAGCAACGCATGGGTAGAGAGTGCGTCGGGACTCGCAAAAACGAGCATGACGGCTGATGATGACCGCTGCATTTATCCAGATCGCGTCATGGTGCTTGGCACGAAGCTCAAGTATTTTGAGGCAAAGGGCTTTGACACGACCGCGCTATACCGCGATTACTTGATGGAATTGGAAACGGCCATCGCGCAGGACACGGCAGCCGCTAACCTCTCGTTTGCCCCGCGCCCCGGCACGGTGTTGATCGGCTACGACAACATCCCTGACAGCGGTTACGGTACGGACAGCCAGTAATGGCCTCGCCCGTTCGTCGCAGTCGGCTCATTCAGCGCACGCAGGCCAATGTGGCCTCGCTCCCCGCCCCCGTGGGCGGTTGGAACGCCCGCGATGCGCTTGCCAACATGGCTCCGACGGATGCCGTAACGCTGGACAACCTATTCCCCGGCGTTTCCAGCGTAACGCTGCGTGGCGGCTACGACAAACACGCCATCGGCATGACGGGTCAGATAGAAACGCTGATGGAGTACAGCGCAGGAGCGACAGATAAGCTCTTTGCGGTCGTTGGCGGCAACATCTACGACGTTACAACAGCCGGGACCGTCGGCGCGGCTAAAGTCACAGGGCTGTCCAACAGCCGTTGGGAAGCCGCCAACATTACAACCGCTGCGGGCGGCTATTTGTACGCAGCGAATGGCGTCAACAAGCCGCTGCTGTTTGATGGCACCAATTGGACACCGATTGACGGTGCCTCCTCGCCTGCGATTACAGGCGTCACGACCACCTCGCTGATGCAGCCCACCCTGTTTAAGAACAGGATGTGGTTTATCCAAGTGAACACGTTGAAGGCGTGGTATTTGCCCACAGCATCCGTGGGCGGTGCAGCGCAAGCACTTGATTTGTCCTCGGTTGCCAAGCTGGGCGGCAGGCTCGTTGCAATGGCAACGTGGACAATTGACGCGGGCTATGGCGTTGACGACAACCTTGTATTTGTCACCGACAAGGGCGAAGTCATCGTTTATCGCGGCACAGACCCCTCTAGCGCCTCTACGTGGGCGCTGATCGGCGTATGGATTGTGGGTGCGCCAATCTCGCGGCGTTGCTTGATGAAGTACGGTGGCGATCTGCTGGTGTTGACGCTGGACGGCCTTGTGCCGCTGGCTTCAGCGTTGCAATCGTCCCGCCTTGACCCCAACGTGGCGCTGTCGGACAAAATCCAAGGCGCGTTTGCGGCGGCGGCACGAACGTATAAAGAAAACCACGGCTGGGCGTTGCAGTATTACCCGCTCAACAACGCGCTGATTGTAAATATCCCAATTTCAGCCGGATCACAGCAGCAATTTGTGATGAACAACATCACGAAGGCGTGGTGTCGCTTTACCGGCTGGTATGCGAACTGTTGGGCGTTGCTTGGCAACGAGTTGTATTTTGGCAGCGACGGTTACGTTGCAAAGGCATGGACAACGGGAACGGGGTCAGCCGGGTACAACGACAACAACCAAGCCATCAACACCAAGGCGTTGCAGGCTTTTAACTACTTTGATACCCGTGGCGTTATCAAATACTTCACCCGTGGGCGCGTTACGACGTACAGCAACGGACAACCGACCATCGGCGTTGGTATCGCCGTGGACTTTCAAACCGACGACTTCCTCGGTGCGTTGTCGTTTGTGGCAACAAACTATGGTCTATGGGATGTGGGACTATGGGATCAAGCCATTTGGGGCAGCAACACGATTGCCAACAACACGGTCGTCGGGTTGAGCGGCATCGGGTATTGCGGCGGCGTGATTTTTAATAGCAGCAGCAAAAACGTGTCGTTGGAATGGGCATCAACGGACGTCGTGTATCAACTCGGATGGGCTGGAATATAGTCAGCGGCCCTCATGTGGGGGCGTGGGTTACGGCGCAGACTGAAGGGGCGTTCCACCCCGAGCGGTCGGTGGCGATTGGATTGGAGCGTGACGGCGAACTAGTCGCCGGGACGGTATACGAGAACTGGAACGGGAAATCCGTGGTTTGCCACATTGCGTGGCAGCGGGTGACCCCGGCGTATATGGCGGCGGTGTATGACTATGCGTACAACGTCGCAAATGTTGATAAGATCATAGGGCCAATTAGCAGCAACCATACCCGGGCGCTCGCATTGGTCAGCAAGATGGGATTCTCGGAGGAAGCGCGGATTAAAGACGCCGCGCATGATTCTGGGGATATTGTTTTGATGACGCAGACACCAGACAGGTGTCGTTTTTTGGAGCCTCGGTATGGGCAAAAAATCACCGGCACCGCCACCGGCACCTGATTACACCACCCTTGCGATCAAGCAGGGTGAGGCCAATTTGGCTGCTGCCAAGCAGTCGGCCTACATGTCCAACCCGAACATTTACGGGCCAACGGGTTCGCAGACCGTTACGTGGCAAAAGACGCGCACAACCGACACCGACGCCTACAACAAGGCGATGGAGCAATGGCGTCAGGCGTCAATGGCAAATCCCGACGCTTACGTGGGGGAAATGCCGACGCAAGAACAGTTCCAAACCGAAATTGAACAACCGACGGTTCGGCAAACGATTAATGCAAACGCTGAAGCCGCGTTACGTGAGCAAGAGCTGGCCCAGCTTTACATGTCGCAGGCAGCGCGAGGTGCGGCGGCAGGGCTGGGCAATCTTGGCATCGCCTCCGCGTTCAGCAGCAACTTGCCGGGTCTTGAGTATCGCGTACCGACCGCAGGCGGCATTGATCGCAGCGTGGTGGGCGGTGAATTGCCGGGTTACACCGACATTGGTTATGCCAATCAAGGGTTGGCTGGCGCTCCGACGCAGGGTTACACGCCTCTTGGTGGATATGGGTACGAAGCGTTGCCCGGGACGATGGGCGTTGGAGAACAAGCGCGCGGCAACATCCCCGTATTTGGCGCTGGACAGCCCTTTGACGCGGAATATTACGGTTTAGCACGCGGTGGCCCGCAAGCGCCAACAGACCTTGGACGCGCTGATGCAGGCCCGTTTGGCCCGGTAGGTGCGCCGTCAGGGCAAGCATTTGGCATGGCAGGCGGCGGCCCACAGGGCGGTTTGTTTGGCCTCGCAGGCGCAGGCCCGCAAGGTCTTAACTTACAAGGATTTGATTTTTCTGGCCTCGGTGGCCCGCAGGCAGCACCCGCGCAAGGTCAGTTTGGCTACGCGCAACAATTTGTTGGCGGCCCGCAGTTGCAGGGCCAGATTGATATGGAAGGTCTTGCCGCAGCCCCCGTGCAAGCAGGCACCACGGCACAGCAGGCCATCATGTCGCGTCTTGCCCCACAGTTGCAGGGCGAGCGCCAACAGCTTTACACGCAGCTGATTAACCAAGGTTTGCGCCCGGGCGGCGAAGCGTTTAACGCCGCCATGTCGTCGCAGATGCAGAAAGAAAACGATCTGCTGTTGCAAGCCGCCGCGCAGGGCATCAGCCTTGACCAAGCCGCTCGTCAGCAGGGCTTTGCCGAACAACAATCCCGAGCCATGTTCGCCAATCAGGCGCAATTGCAGGGTTTTGGGGCGGGCATGGAACAGGCAGGGCTGTACAACGTCGGCCTCGGCCAGAACGTGCAGCAGGCGCTTGCGACGCAAGCCGCGCAGAATCAAGCGCAGCAGCAGGCGTTCCAGCAGCGATTGCAGGCGGGTGAGTTCGGTCAAGAAGCGCAGCTCGCATCATTTGGCACGCAACAGCAAGCGCAAGAAGCGCAGAACCGAGCCATTGCGCAAAACTTTGCACAGGCACAGGCCGCGCAAGAGGCGCAGAATCAAGCCGTCGGCCAAAACTTCCAGCAAGCGTTGGCCTCACAACAAGCGCAAAACGCCGCCTTGGGTCAAGGTTTCGGTCAAGCAATGGGCGCTGCGGAATTCAACCGCGCTGGGCTTTTGGCTCAGTTCGGCATGGGACAGCAAGCGCAAGAATTGGCAAACCAAGCCATTTCGCAAAATTACGACCGGTCGCTTGCGATGCGTGAACTGCAAAACGCCGCGTTGCAGCAGACGTTTAACCAATACCAAGCCCAGCAGCAATTGATGAACGCTGCGGGGGCGCAAAACTTTCAGCAGCAGTTGGCGGCGCAGGAAGCCAACCTTGCCCGACAGGCGCAGCAGGCCGGACAGTCACGCGAACAGGCGCAGTTTTACAACCAAGCGCAAGCGCAAGCCATGCAGCAAGAGCTGGCACGGCAACAGGCGCAAAACGCCACACAAGGCCAACAGTTCCAGCAGATTGTGCAGCAGCAAGAAGCCCGCAACGCGGCGCTGAATCAGCGGTTTCAGCAAGATATGGCTCGTCAAGCCGCCCAAAACGCCGCTCAACAGCAGCAGTTTCAACAGAATTTTGCCGGTCAGCAGTTTTACAACACGGCGATCCAGCAGGCACTTGCCCAGCAGGCTGCGATCCGCTCGCTGCCGGTCAACGAGATCAGCGCGTTGCTCTCGGGCGGGCAAGTCAGCGTGCCGCAGTTTCAAGGCTACAGCGGCGTCAGCGTGGCCCCTGCGCCGATATTCCAAGCGGGTCAGGCGGCGGGCGACTTTGCGCAGCGCAATTATCAGAACCAAGTTGGTTCGTACAACGCTGGCATGGGATTACTTGGAAGCCTTGCTGGTGCGGCAGGCACGGCATTTGGCGGCCCGCTTGGCGGCGCTATCGGCAAAGGCTTATTCGGAGGCTAATACATGAACGGTTTTCAACCAGATCGTAGGCCGCAGCAGATGGCGCGTATGCTTGCCATGCAAGAACGCAACACCTCGCTTAACGCACCCCCGGGGCAGCGTGACATGGCGTACCGGCAGACGGCGGGGCTGGGTTACGCGCAGCCGACTCCAAACACCGCCCCCGGCGTGCCGCCGCAGGCCATGAACTTCAACGGCCCCCCGCAAGCAATGCAGGGCGGTCGCCCGTTTGGCTACAGCCAGAACATAAGCGGCACAGGAATGATGGGCATGGGCGCACCGCGTAACGCACCAATGCGCTCCCCGCAACTTGGCATGGGGGTACGCCCCCGGGTTTCTTCTCCCGGCATGACGACCCCGCAGGGCGGTCGGTACAGAGGAGATTTTGACGATGGCGCAGAATAGACCCCGTTACGTCCCAACCTTTCGCGCACCGACCGAGTACGAACTTGAGTTAGAGCGTGCGCGTCGGCAGAAGGCGCTGGCAGAAGCCCTTGCGCAACAGGAATATCAGCCGATGGAGGGCGCTGCCGCCCCGATCCCGCGTGCCGCACCGCTTGTTAAGGCGTTGCAGGGCTTTTTGACTGCTCGCGCTGGACGGCAGGCCGAGGAAGCCGAGAAGGCCGCACAAAAGGCTGGACGCGTTGAGATTGCAGATTACATCCGCTCGTTTGAACCAGAGCAGCGCACGGTTGGCATGGGCGACATCGCCGCAATGGAAGCCACCGCTCCGCAGATTGATGCGCAGGGGCGCGTGTCGTACAACCCGCCAAGTGCCGTTGCAGCGCCGAATCAGAGCCTCATGGCAACCTCACCGGATCAGCCGATGCAGATGCAAGTTGGCGGCCCATTATCAACGGCGCAGCGTCGTGCGCGAGCGTTGGAAGGTTTTGAAAGCGCAAACCCGATGGTGCAGCAGTTCGCTATGGCACAGTACGAAAAGACAATGCCACGCGACCTTGATTTGAAAATTGCACCAATCAATCCAACAGAGGTTGATTTAGGGTCTGTTGCAGAAGCGCAGCGCACAGGCGACATCAGCAAAATTAAGCCAAGAGAAGCGCCAGAAAAACCCGTGACTCGCACAGGTTCAGATGACCTTGGCAACAAAATTCGCACTTATTTTAGTGATGGATCGTTTAAAGATACGCCAAAAGGGGTGGCGCCAACGGCAGGCGGCGGTAAATCGCCAGAATCAGCGGAAGGTTTACGCAAAGAGTTTACGTCGCAAACCGCTCAATATCGCGGCGTAGCGGATGCGTTTGTCAAAATTAAAAACGCAGCAATGAACCCAAGTGCTGCAAATGATTTGGCATTAATTTTTAGTTACATGCGGGCGCTTGATCCAGCATCTACCGTGCGCGAAGGTGAATTTGCAACAGCGCAAAACGCTGCGGGCGTAGATGTTCAAGTGCGCAATCTTTACAACAAGGTTGTCAGCGGCGAAAGATTGTCTCAACCGCAGCGTCAAGACTTTTTGCAATCGTCTTACGGCATGGTTGAAAGCCAAATGCCGAACTTGCAACAAATTGTTGACAGGTACACCGGCATTGCTAATCGCTATGGTTTAAATCCAGAGGACATCGTAAACAATCCGTTGCAGTCTTTAATGATTCCTCGGTTAACTGGCGACAATGATCCAATGTTTGAGAAATTGAAGAAGGGCGACTTGTTCATCACGCCTGACGGCAAAATGATGAGGAAGCGATAATGGGCTGGAGAGATCAAAGCGAGCCGGTTGGCGGTTCCCCCGAGGACAATGACGACTTGCTGAAAGCATTGCGCGATCGGATGCGTCAAGCAGGTGGTTACATAAAGTCAGAGGTTATGGGGTTGCCGAGTCAGTTTCCCCGTCAACTAGGGCTTGCAACGCGTTCTGCTGTAACTGGATTGACCGCGATTCCCGGCATGGCTGCGGATGCTGCAATGGCGGCATATAACCTTGCAACAGATTCTAACCAGCAGATGCCAACTCAAGCCACGCAGAACCTGATGACGCAAATGGGATTGCCAGAGCCGCAAGGCGCCGTTGAGAACATCAATCAGTTCCTTGGCAGCGCAATCTCGGGCGCAAAAGTCCCAATGCCGGGCATTAGCCGCCCTGCCCCTGATAATTTTCAGCCAGATTTGACTCGGCAACAGCGCACATTTGATGTCGGGCAGCGAGAGGGGTACGTCGTGCCTCCCGCGACAATTAAGCCAAGCCTTGGAAATGTGGCGCTAGAGAGCATAGGCGGCAAACAAGCCACCGAACAAACTGCGCGGATGACCAACCAGCAAGTTACCAACAAACTTGCAAACCGCACTCTTGGATTGCCAGAAACCCGCGAAATTACTCAAGACACGCTTGAGCAAGTTCGTGATGAGGCAGGCAAAGTTTATGAAGCGGTTAAAAACGCAGGGCGTATTGCCGCTGACGTTGATTACAAGGCTGGTCTGCAAAAAATGCGGGCTGAAATCAGCGAAATCATGAGCGATTTCCCAGATGCGGATGTTGCCGCAGCGGGGAACATTGATAAATTGATTAAATCGCTAGATGTCGCTGACTTTGATGCCAAATCTGGCATGGCGTTTCTTAAACAGTTGCGAAACGAGGCGGCAGATAACCTTGCTGCATTAGACGATCCAACTCGTAAAGCGTTGGGTCGCGCACAGCGTAGCGCCGCTGAAAATCTTGAGGAAATGGTGTTTCGCCATTTAGACAAGATTGGTCAAGGCGGCCTTGCAAAGCAGTTTGATAATGCCCGTCGTCAAATCGCCAAGTCATACACCATTCAAGCGGCGCTGGATGAAGGCAGCGGCAGCGTTGACGCGATGAAATTGTCGCAAATTCTGAATAAGGGCAAACCGCTTTCTCCAGAGCTTGAGCTTGCCGCTCGCATGGGCGGTTCGTTCCCTCGCGCAATGATTAGGCCGGAGCGAACTGGCAGCGTTGGCTCAAATGCTTTGGATTTGGCAATGACAGGTGCAGGTGCGGTGTCATTGCCGCTTGTATCTGTTTCCCCTTACGCGGCATTAGGAATCATTCCGGCAAAATATGGCGCAAGACGGTTGGCATTAAGTAAAGCGTTGCAACGACAGCTTCTTGGCGAGCAATACACGTTGCCCCCGCAGGTTGTAGGTGGCGCGGCGGGCGCAGAAGCAGAACGACGACGCAGGAAGCAGTAATGTCATCCATTGCGACGACAGAGGAGTAATTAGATGAGCTTTAACGGGTCGGGTACATTCCTCATCAATTCGGCAGGCCAGCCTGTCGTTGCTAATACCGTCATTTCGGCTACGGTCTTTAACGCGTTAACGGCTGATCTTGCGACGGGTCTAACGAACTGCATTACCAAAGACGGCCAAACAACGCCCACGGCCAACATCCCGATGGGCAGCAACAAGATCACCGGCATGGCCCCGGGTACGGTTGCGACAGACGCAGCCAACTTGTCGCAGGTGCAGTCCACGGCGGCCAAGCTCATCACGCCGAGCGGCGTAGACACGATCACGGGCGTTATGTCGCCGGTTCTTGCAGCCTATGCAGCGGGCCAGATGTTTTACTTCGTGGCGGCAGGGGCCAACACCGGCCCGGTGACGCTCAACATTGACGGGTTGGGTGCAAGAGCGGTAACCCGCGACGGTGCGACAGCCCTTGCGGCGGGCGACATCAACTCGGGCGAGATCGTGGTAGTCGTGTACGACGGCACACGCTTCCAGATGATTAACGCCGCCAACTCGTTCGGCAACACGACGATTAACGGCACGCTGACGGTTACGGGCAACGCGGGTTTCCAAGCCAACGTATCCATCACCTCGGCGTTGTCGGTCGGCGGCACGCTCACGGTAACCGGCAAAACTGACCTCGGCGCGGTATCTGCCGCTTCAGCCAACGCAACGGTTGGCGTCATTACTACCCTGACTGCCACGCAAGCCTCTATTGCCTCGGCAAACGTCGGAACGGCGGTTGTCACCAACCTCACCGCCACGGACGCATCAGTAGCGTCTATCAATGCAGCGGTGGCGTTGTTCACCACGGCCACGGTTACCAATCTGACGGCGACCGGGGCATCTATCGCCTCGGCCAATATCGGTGCGCTCGGCGCGGTATCCATCGGATCGGCCAACATTGGCACCGCCGTCATCACGGCGTTGACCGCGACCAGCGCCTCCATTGCCTCGGCTAACGCCGGAAACGTGGTGACAACGACGCTGACGGCTACAGGGGCGTCGGTTGCCTCTGCCAATGTCGGCACAGCGGTGGTTACGGGACTGACCGCTACGAGCGCCTCCGTGGCCTCCGCAAACCTTGGCACGGCGGTAGTCACAGACTTGACCGCAACGGGTGCCAGCATTGCCTCGGCTAACCTCGGCACGGCGAACATTGCCGCGCTGACGCTGACGGGCGTATCGGTGGCCTCGGCTAACGTCGGTGTGGCAAACATCACCGATCTGCGTGCTACAGGCGCATCGGTAACCTCGGCCAACCTTGGCACGGCGATTGTCACCAATCTGACGGCGACCAGCGCCTCGGTTGCGTCGGCTAACGCAGCGGTTGCGCTTGTCACGACGGGAACGATTACCAACCTTACCTCTACGGCAGCCAGCATAGCCTCGGCTAACGTAGGCACGGCAGCAATTACAACTCTGACGGCAACCGGCGCATCCATTGCGTCAGCAAACGTCGGCACGCTGGTCACGACCCGCCTTGATATTGATGCGGTGTCGGTGGCCTCGGCCAACGTCGGGGTGGGTGTTATCACGACCCTGACGGCCACGGGTGCCTCTATCGCATCGGCCAATGCAGGTACGGCAGTCGTAACAAACCTTACGGCAACGCAAGCCTCGGTAGCTTCTATCAACGCTGCGGTGGCGCTGGTTACAACCGGCACGATTACGACGCTCACCAGCACGCAGGCGTCTATCAGCTCGGCCAACATGGCGGCAATGCGACTGATCGGCGCATCGTCGGGTTACGTCGGGTTCGTCGCGGCTACCTCGGCGGGGTCTATAACTTATACTTGGCCCAACACAGCAGGCATCAATGGATATGTGTTGGCATCTGATGGCACGGGATCGTTAGCATGGGTCGCCCAGTCAGGCGGTGGCGGCGGTGGCGGTTCCAATGCTTATGCGTGGTTCATTTCTTGAGGAACTAACATGGCACTTTTCATCCTTGACGCAACAACGAAGTCAATTGAGGTCGCCATGTCGGGCGTGGCGGCGACCACGAACCCTGATTTTACGGCGGCGTGGGCCGACGACACGGGATCGGCCTTTACGGAGGGGTCAACCGACGGTGCGCTGAACGGCACTAGCGCCGTTACCCTCGTCGCAGCCCCCGCAGCGGCAACCCGGCGCGTCATCAAGTCCTTGACCATTGAAAACAAGGACACCGCCAACGTCATCATCACGGTGTCGTACAACAACAACGGCACTTTACGCACGATTGTTAAGGTCACGTTGGTTCCCGGCGACACTTGGACGCTGGGCGGCACGTTTGACACCAACGGTGCGCTCAAACAGACCCTCGGCAGCGTCAGTCTGGCTTCAGTATCCGGTGCGTTTGTTTCCGGCACGCTAAAGCTCTCGGGCAGCACGTCGGGAACGGCAACGCTGAACCCGCCCGCTGTCGCCTCCACGTACACGTACACGCTGCCTGCGGCAACAGCAACCCTCGGTTATCTCAACATCCCGCCCGTCGGTACGAAAA